CCCAATCGCCTTCTTTGCACCAGGGTTCATTATCCTGGAACTTGCTAGGATCTTTGTATGCAAGTGGTCCCACTTTCAAAACGTATGCAACCACCGTTGCTAACTGCTCTCGCTTCAACACTTCGTCTGGCAACACAATGCCACCGTCCGTTGTTGCTTTGCCTTGATACGGCATGACGAGAAGTCGCCAGCCTGTAGGCTGCGGTAACCGTTCTGTCAGTGATTTGTCTATGAGGGAGGGGTCTAGGACGCGGTCTTCTTCTGTAACGTATGCGTCTTCAATTTTTAAGGAGGTGCTCGACATCTTCTTCACTTTTCTCCAGCAGGGCTTTCATTTCGTCTTTGGCAAAGCGCAAACCCTGTAGCACTCCAACCAAATTGCGGTAGGTCTCGTAGTCTTGAGCCGAACCGTTTGCCAAATAAAGGCTAATCGTTTCTTCACGATCAGCAAGCGACTTATACATCGCTTGTGCAAAAGTTACAATGTCCATAATTATAATATATCGTGTTCTGATCCATCTTCAGCATCTGTGATAGGACCACCTTCGGCCCAAGAGTCACAGGTGTTTTCCTCGTGACACATGAATTTGTACATCTGACAATAGCCCAGGTGTGGGTTGTTGCCAATACATTCCATGATGTCGTGTGTCTGATTATACGCAGCACAAGTGCCACAAGTCTCAGACAAAACAAACGCCGCGCCTGAGTTTGGCTCACGGTAGTTCGCCTCTTCAATCGCGTGTTGCTTGTTCTCTTCGTTGACCTCTGAGTCAACTGTTGCAGGAGGACAGGTTTTCCCGTCCTCCGTCTTTTCCATTTTGTCTACAGGCATCCCGCCCAGGGAAATGGTTAAGCTGATCATCAGTATGTCCCGCTAAACTTCTTGCCAGCAATTGCAGAACGGCCACCAGAACAAACCGATCCGCCGTCTTTAAAGCCTGCTTCGCGAGCGGAGCGTTCAAACTCCATCATACGCTCAACGGCACCTGGATCACGGTGCTTTTGCATTTGCATTTGTTTTACCCGAGCTTCGGACATCGGCTTTTTACCTTCAGAAGTTGACGAAAGGCCACGAGTGCCCTTCGTTGGATACTTTTCCTGAATACTGCCCTGCTTCATTGCACCAAGTCTGCGGAGCATCTTTTCAACGGCTTCGGTGCGGCCTTTCTTGTTAATCCGCTCTACCTTAACCTTGCCGCCGTCTTTAAAAGATCCCATTTTTTCTTGAACCTCTTTCTCAAACTTTTTCCGGCCTCTTTCAGTTGTTCTAGCCTTAATTTTCTCTTCAGGGGTTTTACCGACCCTTTCTTCTTTTGTTTTAGGCTTTCTAGTTTCTTTAACGTCGTAGGTAGATTTAAACGCGCCCACTCTAGTCTTCTTTTTCATTCTCGGCGTCAGTTCGTCAAGGTCAACCTTGCCGCCGTCTTTCATCTTCTTTCTTCCACCACAGTTACTCATTTCGATTTCCTCTTGCGAAGCTTCTTCAGATCCGCTGCAGTAATCTTGTCACGCGGCGGTGCAACCCTTGCGAGCTTCTTCTGTTTGGGAGAATAGCTCTTCTTTCCTTTTGGATATGGCATTATTTCTTTCCCTTTTTTTCCATGAAGCCTTCAACTGCTCCACCACCGAAATAAAAGCCTAAAATAATCAGCATAGCGTAGTTAATACTAAACTGCTCCATAACCTTTGTCACTGCATCTGGGTCACCTTGCCCAGAAATTGTCATCGCAAGCACTAAAACATAGCTGCTGAGAAATGTTAGGCCAAACATTAGCGCCAAATAACGCTGTGCCAGCTTGAACGGTGCATAAGCGGAAAGCAAGTCCGTTTTTGCTTTGGCTTTTGCCTGAATCTCTTCTTCTGTCGAAGTATGCATTGAGTCGATCAGATCCATGCCTTTTTCAATGACATTGCCTGACCCAAGCATTTTACTAATCACACCAATCATAGTTATCTCCAGAATTACTTCATTGTAATCTGATCTGTTTGAATACAAACTGCTTCATAGTTAATTTTTGGCTCTGGAGCTGTAGCCATGAATGCATCACGCATGTCAAAGCATTGCTCCATCGTCACAAAATGACCTCTCGGCATAACATAGTAGCGTTCACTATCTAACAATATAACAAATAGTGCCCATGTGAGCATGTCTATACTCCTTAACCCGTGCAAGTCTGTCATAGATCTCTAAAACTATTGTGGACTTTTTTGAGTCAATTGGAAGTTCTTTTGATTGAGCCTGGCTCGGGGTGACCGGGGAGACAACGTCAGGCTTTCGATGTGCAGGGTGAAAGGGACTAATAAACAAATCGCTCACTCTAGCTCCCCTTGTTTGTAATTAGCCAGTAAAGAAAGTAAGCACAAAGCCCAACAGCAGAAAGAGCGGCAACGGTGACAGCAATACCAAGAGTCCATTCTTTAATGAGCTTTTTCTTACGGGCCTTCGCCGCGGCAATGCGTTTGCGTTCATTTTCTTTAAGTTGCTTCCTATTAGCGATAAATTTTTGATAATCGTCCCAAAGACCCGCACGTCCACTGTAGATGAACATGGTGCGGATCTCTTCTTCACGTTGTCGGATTTTTTCGAGTTCAAAGAAAGCCTGCATGTCGCCCTGCTCGGCCTTCTTTTGTATTTCTTCTTTTGCGTCAGCAAGCTGAGAAAGCGGTTTTCCTAGTTCACCAACAGACTGAATATGCCCTGCAAATTCTTTGATGGCCCCTATCGCTTCATTCGCTACTTTGACTGCTGCGATAGCCTCAAAGATCACGGCGTTATCCTCTGTTTCGTTGGCTCACTCTAATACGTTCCATGTTTACTGCTGCGCGTTGATTCGCGATATCTTCTTGTGACTCAATTCTAGCAGCATCTGCCGCTGCTTTCTGCATCAATTTCTGCTGTTCAAGTTGAGCATCTATCTCATCCTTGTCAGCCTTGCGCTCTGACTCCATCGCCTTGATTGCAAGTTCTTGCTGCCGAATCGCTACAAGTGGATCTTGTTGATCACCCTGGGGCATCAATGCCTGAAGCATTTGCGCGTTAAGCTGCGCTTCCAACTGTGCCACTGCGTCTTCAATGTCTTCTGGTGCCATCTGGAATGGTACACCCTGCATCTGTGCTTGCATCTGGGCCTGCTGTACTTGCTCCTGAATCAACTCACGAGCCTTAAACGCGACGTGCTCCTGTAAATGCCCCAGGAACATGCCGTAAGCCTGCGGAGAAGCCTGTACAAGCGGCAATTGCATAAATTGAATGTGATTGCTCATGTGAGCGTCATGATCCTGCTGTGGGAACGCCTGGAGCATCTCACCGGCCAATGCACGAGCATTCTCGATACTTGGGTCTGTTGGTTGAGGTTGAGGTGGCGGCGGCAAAATCTCATCAATGTTCTGCACTTCCAACGCCTGATACATCCGCTTGTAAGCAGCGTGTAAGTTGTGCATCTGCGGATTGGATTGCGCCAATTGCAGTTGCGTTTGCGCCAATGTGACACGTTGCGCCATCGAAAAGATGTTCGGATCAGAGACCGGAATAACATCAATACGGTCGTCAAAGTCCGCTTGCTTAATATTTTGATCTGCACCTGTTACCTGATACGGATAATTTGGCGGTAAGTAATCACGAATGACTGAAGCAATTAGACGGAACTCTGTCTTCTGTGCATAATGCAACCGCTTGTGGATCGCTGACATGACTTTCATGCCACGCTCAAGCATCGCCACTGTCGTGCCGACTGGCATTTCCTGGTTCATGTTGCTGACTTGCTGGTCTGCAATAGATACAAACCGGCGGCCAGACTCGACCAATACGCCTAAGAGTTGTGCGAGGGTTCCCGAGGGTTCTTTAAACGGAAGCGGGATGATGGAATTCCGTATGTCTCCGCCAGGAGCATCAATATCCCGGAACTCGCCAGGGGCAAGCGGCTCATCGTCGTTACGAATTCGGATTCCCCGCGCTTTGAAGCCGGAAGGAAGGTTCGCCAATGTACCCGCATCAATCAACTGCCTCAAAATTGAAGTGACTGCTTTGCCCAGCCCTCCAATCATGTGGATCAAGCCGAACCCATAAAACCCTAGTCCTGGAAGGAACTTGTAATGAACGAAATACTGTTGCTTGCGCTTCAGTGGGTCGCCTTCTGCGTAGTTCCTACGGATCGCCAGGATCTCGCCAGAACCCAGATCAAGCGTCACGATGTACGGTAGCTTGATTCCTGTTGGCTCGCCAGTTTGATCGGTATCTTCAAAACCTTCAATATCTAAATCAGTGTGCACCTCAAGAACTGTGAGCTGCTCATCAATATCGTTGCGTTCTACTCCGTCCAGCTCTCGAACTTTCTGTTTAACCTCGTCCTCATAGCTCTCATAGTCAGCAGAAACATCAACATCTCGGTAGACACCAGCAACCTGTAGCTTACGAATTTGATTCTCGTCCATGCGAAGAACGTGTGTAATGCGCGACGCAGTAGCAAGGTCGCTCGCCGTGTAGGGGACAACCAAGTCTTCTGCAGGCACAAATCGAGATACGGGTCTTTGTTTGGTTTCATCGTAATAGACTTTCTTAAAAGTAGATCCAGACAGCGGCAAATAGAACAGCATCTGATCCGTATCCGGATCAAACTCTTCCATGACCTCTGTAATCATGTAGTTCATGTAGTTCTTGACGCGAGTTGCTTGGTCCTCGACCTCTGGGGTCTTCGCGCCCATGATGTTTGTGCGAACAGGGCCGCCTGCTGGCAACAACTCTTTGTAGGCTTGTGCCTGGAACTGTGTTACTGATTCTGAAATTATTGGGTGAGTGACTCCTGACGCGCCTTGGAAGGGCTGTGTCCGCTCCTGATACTTGACTCCCAGGAGATCGAGTCCTTTGGTGTAGCCATCTTCCCACTCGGACCGCGAATCTTGGTCTGTTTCAAAATGCTCACGAAGTTCTGACGAAATCTCTCCAAGGATGGAATCATCCAACACCTCCGCAAGGTTTGCGTTGTGGTCGTATTGCTCTGCCTGTACCTCTGCGCCGCCTGCGCCACCCATCAAAGCCTGAATAATCGCGCCACCTGCGCCATCTTCCATGATTTCCGCGCCACCAGCAAAGTCTTCAACCTGGGGTAGCTCGACTTCCATGCCTGGAACAGCCTCTAAAGCTGAATCCACCATGCCCATCATTCGATCAGGAGGTACTGACATTAGTAATACTCTCTATATCTTGGTATATCTTCCACGTCTTCCTCTTCTCCAGC